TGCGTGGTACTTCTTCAGTTTATTTTTCATCGCATCCAACCCTCGTTGGTGAGAATTGCCGCCAGCAGCCATAGCCAGGCGGCAACTGCGCCGATAAACACATACCAGTCAGCGCGCCTGGTGAAGTGCTTCCGGATAGCCGCTGTCACGCGGCGATCCCTGTTGCTCCGCCGGTACGACGATAGCGGCGTTTTTCAACTGGCGGCTTTTCACCCATGAATGAATCCGGGCTAATTTCCTGACGTAAATCCAACCAGGCTTTCACTTCGTCGGCATTCCATGCGGCACGACGGTCAGTGATGTAAAAACGTTTTGGGAACTCGCCAAGCCGTTCCAGACGGTCGATGGTAGACATTGAAAGCGTTGTCTTTTCCATCAGTTGTTCTTTGCTCAGTGCTGCTTCCATGATTGCCTCTCTTATCTTTGATGCTTGCGGCGCCGCAGCGCCGCACAGGTGATGATTACTGGAACTCAGGGCGCAAGTCGTTCATGGTGATCATGTATGCGTCATACAGTTCCTGACCTAAATGGTTGCGGCGGCTGTTAAGTAATTGCTCAGTCCGTTTGAAATCGTTCTCTGCAAATTCAGAGCCAACTTCAAGGCTGTTAATAGCCGCTTCCACAGCGTTCTTCGCATCGATGTGGTGATACTTAGCCACTGCCTTACCTTTCAGCGCGGTATAAAGTGAGCGGCCAAGTTCATTTTTATGCGCTTCGATTGCCGATCTGATCTCGGTGGCTTTTTCGCAGGTTTCAACAAGGTCAATTTGCTCGAGATATTCTGATTCCAGCTTCTTCCCATGGTCTTCTGACGAAGTAATCTCGCCATCGATTGCTGCATTTGCTGGTGGTACGGAAGGATCAGATTTCACACTTCCTGCCATATCTGAAATGCTGGCGCGAGAAGGGCGCTCTGATGGGTTAATCTCGCGTTCAGTACGCACCTCAACTTCATCTGGTGTGTACACGCCAAGAATTACCTCAGGGCAGTACAAGCGACCCCAATATTTCACGCCGAGATAAGCAATTTGTTGCTTAGGGTTAGATACCCATAAAGGTGAGTTTCGGATCACTACGCCTGATAGATAAATTGGCTCACCCCAGGTTATTTCACTCTCACCACGAAGGATTGCGCCAACACGAACTGACAAACCAATTTCATCTTCATCAGTCCAACCACGAACACGCTCTACCTTGTCGTAAGTCCCGCCGCCTTTTGCTGGCTTCTTTACAGTCTCTTCACGTGTTCTGGTGCACTTCGACCAGTCGCCATCGTATTCATAATGGAAACGGCCAACGATAGCGTTTGAGCTGGAGATGACGGCATTAACAAGCTGCGCTTCATAACCGAGAACACCGTTAATGAGGTGTGTTTTCTGCGCAACAGCATAGGGATTCATTCCCCACTGCATCGCCTGCATTACCACAGCCATGCAATCGGCTGGCTTACCTGCAAAATGCGCAGGAACGCTAATCGAAGAGTCGGCCATCAAATTCGCAAATGACGTTAACTGACTAAGGGCTTGCGGATTGAAAACAGCATTGCTCGCTGCCATGGTTGACGGCTGAGTATTCATTTCGGTTGATAATTGGTTCATAAAATTTCTCCTGTTAAGCGTTAGTGCGCAGCGCATCAAGGCGACGCAGATCAAAGTCGTTAAGTTCGTCTACTAATGCGGACGTGAACGGTGCAGGCCAGATCCCGGTATCCATGGCCTGACGGATGTCTTTAAGTGTTTTCTTGTATTCGAGCTGACCGAGTTCCAGTTCCTCCGGAGAGGCTTCAACAATCGCAATCCAGTGGTAACCCTCGTCTTTGTTCACGAAGATCCAAAAGAACTGGTCAAGGTCTGCTGTGTCGCAATACATGGACGCGCTGACGTGGTAATCCATATCAATGATGGTGCGGTGCAATTTAGCGCGCAGTGCTTCTTGTTTGATGCGTCCAAGGCTTACCGTTTTCAGGTCGAAGCCAACACGTACACCACCATAAGTAATTTCAAGATCAGGGCGAACGCGCGTTTCAAGCCCGGTATCCTCATCCATTCCGTAATAGCTAACTTCCACCGCACGGGTTTCGTGGTTAACGATCTGCCCAGCCTCAGGGTGATTAAATACGGCCTGCTGGATTGCGGTACCAAGCTCCAACTGCTGGCGAGTCACCCTAATTTTTGAGTTGTCAGCATTCCATTTAGCAAAAATTTCATCTGCAAATATCGCATTTGGGTTAAGGGCTTTTATGCGTTCACTGATTTCATCTTTTGTTCCGCTGGTATTTAGCGGTACGGGCTTGGCTCGGTCTTCTGCAACCAGTTCTGGTTTGATAACCGCTAGCTGCTCAAGCAGGGCATCTCGACTACCCGATGTTTTAAAAGGCTGTGGCAGGGTGGCGTTGTACTCCTTAATACAAGCTTTCATTGCCGTTGCCGTGTACTTCGCTTCTTTAGGGATGGTTTGAAATTGTTCAGGCAAAGAGGTGTATATGTTTCCTACATCATCAACTCCGCCACCCAAAGAATATGGAGATGGCAAAGTGCCGTTGTGCTCTTCCAGTAACCCTTTAATCTCGTCACTCGACAGAAGTGGTGGCAGGCTGGCGTTATATTCTTTCAGCCACTTAGTCATTGATTCCGTGCCTGTGAACGCCCCTTCAGGGATGATTGGCTGTATGCTGAATTCCGCATCAATAGTTTCTGGCTCGAGGACAAGAGCATGCACCAGCGTTCCGAACGTCAGTGCTTCAGTACTTTCTTTCTGAATAGTGCGAGTAACGTGGCGGCCCTGGTAATACATCAGGCTGATACGTGCATCCTTTACCTGGCTAGAACTGATGCCATTTGATGCGTGATAGTCGTTATTGCTAATACCTTCATAACGGCCCAGCTCAAAGTGCGGGGGCATGTTCGGAATAACTTCCGGAATAATTTGTTGCTCTGTTTGTGGCTGTTCTGCACTGATTAGCCACTGCTTCATGAATTCCCGGCGCGCTGCATTACCGCCAGTCACGTCTGAAAAGCTTTCTTTCAGCGCATTAACCATGCCGAACAGCTTCTTGTTTGGTAACTCAGAGGCATGCGGAACGCAGTGAACAGCAAATTCAATCGCGTTGAAAATGTTGGCCAGTGGATGCTTATCATCTGATGCCAGTTCAATTGCTTGTTGCTGCGCTTCTTCTGTGAATTGATCTTCGCTTGCGATAAACATACCAAGCGCAATCGCTGCTTTAAGTTTGTCAGTCATTGCTTTGTACCCATTTCATTGGCCACGTTATTGGCCTCTTTGGTTATAAAAGCCCACTCGATCCCGTCGCGCAGGCTGGAGAATTTCCAACTCATGAGGCCGCAAATGGTGACGAGGTAAAAACCGTCGCTGAATTTCCACTGCATGTTGTGTCCCTCAATGTTTACCAGTGAGGTAATAATTATTCTTATGTGATTTGTTGTCAATAGCTATGACAATAAATAATTACCTTAGGGGTAACATTGGCGGGCGTAAAAAAGCCCGCTCAATGACGGGCTTATGCTTGTAACTGACTGGAAACTAGAATGTTATTGTTTGTTCTGGGAGAACACGAAATCAATGAATGATTCGATCTTCGCTTTCTCACCTTCAGGTAACAAAGCATAGCGGGAGTGGTCATATTTAATCATGCCGGCATCGCCAGGCGGAACAATCAGTTCATACGGACGGCGACCGAACGCACCGGCAATGGCGGCCAGATTATTCAACGTAATGCTGGCTTCATTGCGTAACAGCCGGTTTATCGTGGCCTGGCTAACACCAGCCGCCTCAGCAACTTTCTGTTGTGACGATAAGGCGCGATTACTGTCCATCCAGTGTTGCAGGTTACTGGCGACTACAATGCCGATCTCGCTGTTATCTTGTTCCTGATCCGTTCCGGCAGCAACAGACAGGTAATGGTCAACATCAAGCCAGTATGTCGGCTTGTTCGCTGCTTTCTCAATTTTACGCGCAACGGAATCACCAATCGTCTTAACACCCTTCACCCAGCGGCTCACCAGGTTAGGTTGACATTCCAGACGTTCAGCAAGACGTGACTGCGTTCTGTTGAAATCGCGGTCGATAATGTCGCGCAAGTTGTCCCGGCGGATGTCATTAATGCTTTTCATTGGTGGTAATTATCGCCTGTACAGTTCCGTTAATAGCTTCAATTTAAAGCAATGTTACCGCAAAGGTAAATGCACCCACCAGGTAATAATTATTGATTTACTCTACCTTTCAGGTAATTATTATGAGACATGACCAGCAGCAGGGCAGAATTACATGGTTTTCAACTTCAAAAAAAACTGGCTTGGCCTGGCTCCTGAGGAGCGCGAAGCCTTCGCTACAGAAGCCGGAACAACCAGCAATTACATCCAGACGCATTTAACCGGTAAACGTAAAATGCCCGGTAAGAAGCTGATGGATGGGCTATTTAAAGCGTGCAAGGCCCGTGAGTGGGTCAGCAATAAAGCGCAGCTGGCAGAGTTCTTCTACGACTGATAGCCAGTAATCAACTTAACGAGGCCGCCATTGTGCGGCCTTTTTTATTGGGCTTTGCAGTGTAGGTAACAAAAATTCATTTACGGTTGATCTTTCCGTGTTCTCGTGCAAAATAACCAATAGCAATAACAAAACCGGAGGGTGAAAAAGTGAAAATCATTACCCGGGCCGCAGCTGCAAAGTCTGGCCTGAATAAATACTACACCGGGAAGTCCTGCCGGAACGGGCATGAAGCTGAGCGTTATGTTCTCAATGGGACCTGCGTGCAATGCGCGCTTGAAAGCGCTAATCGGCATCGCAACGAGTTTACCGAACTGCTAAGGGCAGCGCAGGGGGCGGTATGAAACCCTGGGCTTATTACAACGAAATTGATTCGTACGCTGCACAGTGGCTACGCAATTTAATCGCCGGTGGCCATATTGCTCCGGGTGAAGTCGACGAACGGAGTATTGAAGATGTCACACCTGATGACCTCAGAGGATTTACCCAATGTCATTTCTTTGCAGGCATCGGTGTCTGGTCTCACTCCCTCCGCCTTGCCGGTTGGCCTGACGATAAACCAGTCTGGACCGGTTCATGTCCGTGCCAACCTTTCAGCGCGGCAGGCAAGGCAAATGGGTTTGATGACGAGCGGCACCTTTGGCCTGCATTCCAGTGGCTCATCAGCGAGTGCAAACCTGAGCACATCATTGGCGAACAAGTTGCAGCTGGTAACGCAAATGAATGGTTCGACCTTGTACAAACAGACCTGGAAGGAATGGGATACGCCTTTGGGCTTACACCGTTTGCGGCAGCGGGTATCGGTGCCCCGAACATCAGAGAACGGGCCTACTGGGTGGCCAACTCCAACATGCAATACGAACCCACAGCCGGAGACGCGCCGGGGATTGCAGAATCTCTCAGGAGCAGCCCGACTGTGCGGGTGGACAACTCCAAGCTACTCGGATGGAACGAGGGGGGGAACGGGGATAACCAAGAACATGACCGGAAGCAGCCTGACGCAGCTGGTGAAGTTTTCGGGATGGCCGACTCCGACTGCATCGAACAACGATCGGTCGCCATCGGTGCAGCGTGCGTTGAGCATGTATCGAGAGGATGGCAGCAAAGCACAACAACGATTACAGGACTTCGCGGGGATATGCGGCCCCTTGAGGTTAACGGTTTTTGGCGAGATGCGGACTGGATCTTTTGTCGAGATGGAAAATGGCGTCCAGTTGAATCCGGCACATTCCCGCTGGTTGATGGGGCTGCCACGCGACTGGGACGAGTTGAGCCCAGGGTGGCCAGAGTGGCAAGCAGCAACCGAGTCGGCAGACTCCGGGGATATGGTAATGCCATAAACGCTCATGCCGCAGCCGCGTTCATTCGTGCGTATCTGGAGGTTAGCGATGGCCGGTGACTGGATAAAAATGCGTGCTGATTTGCACACACATCCGAAAGTTGTCCGCATGTCGTCCGCATTGAAAGCGGACAGATTACGGATAGTTGGCGGACTACATTCCGCATGGTGTCTTTTCGATGTCCACTCTGTTGACGGTTACCTTGACGGATACAGTCCAGAAACTCTCGACGACCTGATCGGCTTTCCCGGTTTTGCACGGGCAATGATTGCCGTGGGATGGCTAGAGGATGAAGGCGACAACCTAGTCATGCCAAGGTTTGATGCCCATAACGGGCAGTCTGCCAAGCGTCGCGCACAGGATGCAGACAGAAAGAGAAACGTCCGCAAAGCGTCCGCACCAGAAGCGGACAAAAAGCGGACCAGAGAAGAGAAGAGAAGAGAAGATCTAAAAGATAAACCCCTCTCTAACGCGGGCGTGCGCGAATGCCCTCCACCAGAGGGAAAGTTTGTGATGTACCAGGGCTGGCGACCGGATGATGATTTTTTGCTGAAGGCGGCACAGTGGGGTCTTGTGCTGACAGAGCCACCACCAGAATCCACCCTGGCTGAATTCGTTACCTACTGGGAGGCCGAAGGTAAGATCTTCCATCACGTTCAGTGGGAACAGAAGTTCGCCCAGGCGCTAAAGCGCAATCAGAGCCGTTACAAACCAACCGGAGACAAACGCAATGAAACCAATATCCGAGCTGATGGGTACAGTGGTCCGTGGAGAGGAGATGCAGTCGAGGACTCCATCGCAGCAATGGCAGAACAACTACGCGGTGCCGGAAGAAGTGAATCAGAGATCCGCAATATTCTGGCAAGAAATGACCGGGATATATTCGGACAAGTGGAAAGCCAAGAACGGGCGGGCTCCGTCGTTACGCTGGAACCAGGTGATTACATCGCTCACCAATGAGCAGCTTCAGGCCGCTGTTGATGCATGCGTCCAACGTTGCTGCGAAGGTAATCAGTTCGCTCCTGACCTGGCTGAGTTCATGGGGATCGTAAGCCAGAGCGTAACCAATCCGTTCGGCCTGAGCGCTGAAGACGTGATGGTTGAGTTTGATCGCTATTGCAAAACACGGTACCAGCATAGCTGCGCAGAAACGTTCCCATGGCGTCAGCCCGTCCTGTATCACATCTGCTGCAAACTGCGTTCTGAGATGCTGCAAGGCAACCTGAGCGTTATGGCACTGGAGAAGCGCGCTGTAGTGCATCTTAAGGCGTGGGGCGAGAAGGTGAAGAGTGGGCAGTTAGTGCCAGAGCCAAAGCCTTTGCTTTCAGAAAAACCAACGGGACCGCGTAAAGCTGGCGACGGTTACGGCCATGCCGCAGCAATGGCGCTATTGGCTAAAATTCGAGGAGGTAAACCACAAACGAATCATTGATACCGAAATTCCGCAGCCAATCGCACCAGCATTGTGATAACTCGGCGTCAGTCATGGAAACGTATGGTTAGGCTTTAAAGCAGCTTAAAAGGCTTTTGAGGGCGTTTTAACGGTGGTGGGTAAATTCACTGTTAGCGCATTTTTTATGTTGACAGTTATTACCTGTAGGGTAATTATTACCAATAAGGTGAGTTATGAAGAAGTCATTGCAGGCTTTAGGCCGACTTAAGACCGGCGTCATGAACAAAACCGAGTCGGAGTATTGCCAGCTTCTGGAGTTGCGTAAGCGTGCCGGGGAAATCGCCTGGTACCGCTTCGAGGGTATCAAGCTGAGGCTGGCTGATAACACGTTCTACTCGCCTGACTTCGCTGTGATGTTGAGCACTGGTGAGATGGAAGTTCATGAGGTTAAGGGGCACTGGACCGACGACGCCAGGGTGAAGATTAAGGTCGCAGCAGAACAGTACCCGTTCAGGTTCATCGCAGTGAAGCCAAAGCCAAAGAAAGCAGGTGGCGGCTGGGAAATCGAAGAATTCTGAATGGTTTTAGTA